ACATGATATCAAAGTTATCATGGAATGATGCAGTGAACGATTGGGCATTGACATTCAATGATAACTTTGATATCATGTGTGAGGCTAAGGGTAAGAACTTAGCAAGCTTCAAACTACTTGAACATGCCAAACGATAATAATTCTGCTAACGGTGTGCATAGCTACGATAGTACTAGCACTGGAAACTTAATTCACTTCTTTAACAGGAATGTGAGTGAGTATCCTACCGAAGCAGGAGGTCCAAAGTTTGACTTGATTCCTGTTACTAAGCAAAAAGATATTATGATTAATCATGCTAGGATGTATGCCCAGCAAGAATATGATCGTATCATGGAGCTTGTGAATGTGTTGCAAAAACAAGCACTAGATATTAAACGTAGGCTAGAAGTAACAGATGCAGTACATGCCGCAGAATATCAATTTCAAATTGTAATGGGGAACACATACTGGTTAGTATGGGAAAAAAGAAAAGAAAAGACGTTGCTTGTACATACCGGTCCCAATGATTGGTCGACAGGTGTACCGGAATCTTATGAGTATGTCACGCAAGTTAAATACATGGGCGATCATACATGGATGGAAATAAAAGAGGACTAATATGGGATTATTTGATAAACTATTTGGCAAGAAGCCAGAACCAATAAAGGTTGAAGCACCTAAAAAAGAACGTAAGGCACGTACACCTAAAGAAAAGAAAGCAGAACCTGTGTTGTCTGAAAAAGAGAAGGCAACTCAAGCAGGTGAGCCTTATGTATCAATTCTCAAAGTAGAAGTTGATCCTGCTAATATCAACAACGGTGCGTTTGAACTAGATTGGAATGACAAGTTTATTCTAAATCTTATTCGTGCAGGATACAAACAAAAAGATAGTGACACTGACCAGATTATGGTTGATAGATGGTTCCAATCAGTCTGTCGTAATATCGCACTAGAAATCTATGAACAGCAACAAGCTGACCCCGAGAACAGGGACATGCGTATTGTTAGGACAAAGGATCTAGGAGATGGGCGCACAGAGGTTAGTTAAAAAGTGTTGTAAAAATACAACAAAATAAAATTTGACATTAAATCCTATACATGATACACTTCAAGTGTTGAATGAAATATCGTTCAATATGTATAGCAAAAGTTGCTTACATTAGTTTAATCAACCTCTAGAGGAAATTTGATATGTCAAAAGTTTATGAAGTTCTATTGTGGAGCGATCCGATCACACATCAACGTGATGTTCGGTGCCGTTCTGATATTAATTCACAACCGGGATTTAAGCGAATTGAAGATAATCGTGTTCAGCACACAGATTACCTGAATTCAGGTAAAGAGCGCATTTTTACCATAGTATATGCAGGTAATGAACGTACTGCAAAGCGCATTGCAGAAGGTCTCAAATTAGTGTTTGACGCAACAGGCGTTGAACGTTCTATTCTAGTACAATCTTAAGGAAATATCATGGCAACTAAACCAGTTAAGTTTAAATTTGCAAATTGGAAACCCAATACCAAACCAGTGGCAAAGTCAAAGAAACCCACTGACCATTGTGCTCCTTTGCCGGAATCTGAAAGATTCGTAGTTCTTGCGGACCGCAATATTGATATGTTAGAACGCCGTGGCGAAGAGATTCTTAAGAAGATCAAAAAGAAAAACAAGGATCTTGCTAAGTTAGGTAAAACTAGAAAACTAGGATTTGCAAATCGTCCTCGTCCAGTATTAGTGAAGATGAAACAAATGATGTTTCCTATCACTATTCAACGTCCTGAAAAGGAAGATCATGATATAGGCATTATGGTGAATTTTGACTCACGTTTCTTTGCAATGCCATTGGCTGGATACGATCCTGTTAGAGACATGTATGCAATAGATGAAGGTCAACAGCGATTAATTGCATTGCGTGATCGTATCCGTCAGGGTCTAGAGCCGGGAGTAAAAGCCGAAGAATGGGAAGAACATGAAGTTTGGATTCAAGTTATTGATCTTGAAGTAATTGAAGGTGTTGTTGATTATAGTCCATTGCGTTTGCGTTTCATCATTGAAAATGATCGTAAACTAAAGGTATCTGATGTTGATAAATTTAAGAATGAAGTACATGGTAAATTAACAGACAGTCCAAATACAGAGACACTACCTGAATATGAACGTGCGGCAAAACGTTATCTCAAATTGAAGAAGAAAGGGTTGACACCCGTAGACTCCTCGGATGAAGGTGAATCAAACAAAGCAGGAGCATTTACTGCTGTGCGTTACTTGCGCAATACATCATTGACCGATGATGATATTGATGATATCACCGGATTCTTTTATGATTATTTTAGACATGAACCTATGTATGACATGCAAGTTCTACCGGTTCAATGGTTGTACAAACAAAATAAAGACTATCACTGGTATGACAGCAATGACTCTAAGAAAGTTGCTGAATTTGAAAAATTTAAATTATATCTGAACGCAACTTGTGCAGTGAAGAATGACTTTGGTGAATGGATGTATTTTTCACGTGACGTTTGGTCACGTCGGATGAAGCGATTGAAATCAAATGATGAAATTCCTAAAGATTTCTCAATGATTCTATTGATTCAAATGACAGAAAAAGCAGGTTATACTTATCCAGGTATTGACCCTACATGGTATACATCATATACTGATGGTGTGAGTAGCTGGGATATTTTGCGTCAAGAAGAAAAGGATTTGTTTGTATGAGTACCAAAGTAAGATTACCCGCTGACCTTGCGTATATTGCTAATATTCACGATAAACGTAAGTCGGGCAAAACTCGATCATTCTCACGTAGATTTGGTCGTAGTCAATACAATCAAGGTGGTTTTGAAAACGCTATTAATGATGCTTATATTTGTGAAAGGGGATATGAAAGTGATATTCGGAGGTGGGAGAAGGTATATAAACGTGAGTACTATGAATTTTTAATGCGTAAGAAAACAAATTATCAGCAAGCTACCGAATGGATTGATCCAAAGTTTAATGATAAAATTGATTGTGCCCATATTAAGAAAACTATGGAGAATGTGGTGAGAGAAGAAAAATTACATATTCGACGGATTAAATCTGAACATTTGCAAAGATTAGTAGATGAAAAGGAATTCATTAATGAGGTCCGCGCTAATCCAAATAAGTACACCGAACCCGTTTAATCTTGACTATTACTAAATAGTAGCATATAATACAAACATGAAATACGCACTCATTGACACAGCTAACACATTCTTCCGTGCCCGACACGTTGCATCACGAAATGCAGATACGTGGGAAAAAATCGGAATGGCTCTTCACTTAACTCTTGCATCAGTCAATCAAGCTGTCCGACGCTATGGAATTGACCACGTTGTATTTTGCTTGGAGGGTAGAAGCTGGCGCAAAGATGTATACGGTCCTTACAAAAAGAATCGTATCGTTGATGCTATGTCAGTAACTGAGGCTGAGAAAGAAGAATCAGAAATGTTTTGGGATACGTATGAAAAGTTCACTACGTTTCTTAAAGAGAAAACTAACGTTAGCGTTTTACGTCACGAAACAGCAGAAGCTGACGACTTGATTGCCCGATTCATTCACTTGCATCCAAATGACACGCACTACATTATTTCTACTGATACTGATTATGTTCAACTTATCAGCGACACGGTGCACCAGTACAATGGTGTCGCAGGAGAGCTTATCACCCTCAACGGCTACTTCAAAGAAAATGGTAAACCAGTACTAGACAAAGAAAAGAATCCTAAGTTGCTTGAGGATCCTGAATACTTATTGTTTAAGAAAATTGTCAGAGGTGATGCGGGCGACAACGTTTTCACAGCATATCCCCGTGCTCCCGAAAAAGGTAGTAAGAACCGCGTAGGTATTCGTGAGGCATTTGAGGACCGTGACAAGCAAGGTTTCAATTGGAATAACTTCATGTTGCAAAAGTGGGTAGATCATAATGGTGAAGAACAATGTGTTCGTGACTGCTATCAACGTAATAAAATGTTGATTGACTTGAAAGCACAACCCGAAAATATTAAAGAAGCTTGTGATACTCGTATCAAAGAATCTGTG